TATCCCTTGTCAGCTCGAATATCCAATCGCCATCTTGCGCGTCTTGCAGGTTCGTGATCAGTGTGTCCAACTCACTGTTCAATGAGGTTGGCCAAATGGTTTCAACCTTACAACGCGAGTGCACGATACCTGGCATCGCTATAGTATCATCCTCCGACTCGTAAGTTAGGACAGCACCGTCAGGTCCAACATGAAACTCGTCCGTGGTATCTGTCCCTGTGACGTTGTGGATGATGCGCACCTCATAGCTCTCGGCATTTAGGCTTTCATAATATCCTCTGACGTAGATGTAGCTCATGCGTAACGATTGCGGCTGGTGCCTGTGCGTGAGTTGGACAAATAGATATCGTTGCCGCTGATACGGCCAAACACCTCGACTTGGTTGCCACCCATCATGTCTCTCAATTTACTCAATGGCGCCACAACTTCAGGGTCAATGCGTGCGTTTCTGTTGTCGCCGATTAGTGCAGTGGTAGGTCCGTATGCGAGGCCTCCCTCTGCCAGTGCGGGAATCTGCACGCGGTTCATGATGCCGATACCAGCAGCTAACAGGCCAGCCATTACGATTGGATATGCTGGGCCTGTACCTGCAGCTCCCTCAGCACTGTTCTGCAAAATCTTGGCCTTGGTCTGTGCGAGGTAAGCAATAATAACCTCACGCGCCAACATCGCGACAGCTTGACCAAATGACATAGCTTCCTGCGCTGCACGTCCAAACGCATCAGCAATGGCGTTGCCCATGTTGTTGGCAGCATTTGCTACCTTGACTGTTTGCACCTCGACGCTCTCCAACATGCTGAAGAACTCGCCGATAGTCATTGTGGCTTTAACTGTTGATTCCACAGCGACATTCTCCAACCAGCTAAAAAACTGGCCCATGGATTTGTGGGTTTTAATTTGCTGGGCTTCCAGCTTTGCCAACAGTCCTGTGACCTCGTGTGTCGTCTCTCCTACGCGGGTTAGGCTTTGCTCTTGGTTGTCGAGGAATTGCAAAAGCAGCTCACCAGCATCGGCGCTGCGTTGGAACGTCGCAGCATATTCTTTGATGTCGTTGATGCGATTAGCGTACACTGCCCGCAGACCTTCACCGCCTGCCTGAATGCGAGCTTCAATGGCTTCAAGCTCTCTGTTAGCCTCAGCAACGCGATCTAAACTCTCTGCGATTCTTTCGTTGATGGCCTCACGTCCTGCTAGCTTGGTCACACCAAGTTCACGACGTAGCTCCGTCTCTGTCAATTCATCAAGCGCTCGCTGCACCTCACGCACCTCCTCAGCACTTGCCGATGCTTCGTTCTTGATGCGCAAGAACAGGCCGATCACTGTGCCAACCACTGCGGCAACGCCCAAAATCGCTGGTGTAGTCAACAAGAATGCGCCTTTTAACGCAGTAATTCCTGCTATAATCTTAGGTACGAGGGTAAGCAGTGGCCCAATAGATGCAGCCACGGCAGCCATAGCTCCCGCCATTTTCAACGTCGTAGGTGAAAGCTTGGCCAGTCCTTGAAACAGGCCCGTAATTTTCTCAAGACCCTCATTGACTAGTGGCAGCACCTGCTTACCCATATTGGCCAGGGCAAGCTTCGCATTGTCAAGTGCTGTACTGAAACGACCCTCGGCTGTCTTGCTCAGTCGCTCCATAGCACCAGCTGCAAAACCTCCCTCTTCAGCAAAGCCTTTAAGTACCTGGTTAAATTGCTCAACGCTGACAGCTCCTGCTCCCAATGCATCAGCAGGCAGGCCAGTAGCGTCAGCCAATGCCTTGAAGATGGGGATGCCGCGTTCTGCAAGTTGGTTGAGGTTTTCCAACTCCACTTTGCCCTTGGCATTGACCTTGGCAAAGATGGCGGCTATCTCCTCAATGCTTGATCCACTCGTTGAGGCAATGTCGCCAAGGAATTGCAGCTGCTCATTCACCTGGCTTATCTCCGTACCCGATGCAATCAGCTGGCGCGCAGCATTGGCTACGTTTTCAATCTGAAAGGGAGTGGCCGCTGTGAATTCATTCAGCTGCTTCATCATAGCCGCTGCCTGCTCTGCTCCTCCCGTCAAGCTCACGAACGATGTCTCCAACGTCTCAAGGTCAGCCGCGCTCTTAATAGCAGCTGCACCAAATGCGGCCAACGGTAACGTCAGCGAGCGCGTCATAGTCTGACCCAGCCGCTCAAAGTTGCCAGTCATTGAGCGCATGTTGCGCTGCACGCGGCCCAACGATTTGTTCAGGTCGCGCGTGTCGGCGCCAATGCGTACTACGAGATCACCTAGTTTAGCCATCCTTCTTCTTTGCCAATGCCATCAGCTCTGCAAAGCCTTTGGCGGGGTTACTTTTCTTTGGTCCTTGCTCCCATGGAAAGACAGCCAAGTCTTTTGGTTTGAGGTTGGCGCCTTTCTTCGTGTGTACATTAAGCAGCAACGCGGTCTGCCATCGCACGCGTTCCCAGTTGCTTCTATCTAGTAGCTCCTCGGATTTGTAGCGACCGCGCACCGCGTTGCCAAATTCCCTGAACGTGAAGTCGTAGAGGGTCGATGGGGTCAGGCCTAACAAGCCCAACCCCAACTCCTCTATTTCATCCCATTCAAGTGGCTTTTCGTCTCGTCCGTCGTCTCCGTTTTTTTTTGCGGTGACATGGATTCCTCGATAACCTTCATCACGGCAGGCAGATCACCCACATCAATCAACCCCAGAAAATCGTCCACCTCCATCTCGAACTTCATGCCTTGCTTACGGCAACCTTCCTCGACGAAGTAGTAGAGCAGCTCAGGCATGAGCGTTACGTCCTCGCTGTCGATACCCGCAACCTTGTGGCCTGTGGCACGTTCAAAGTTGCGCCAGGCGCGCATGTTGGCTTTGACGGGAAACGTCTGATTATCTAGAGTGATGTTCATGTATTAAGCGTGTGCTGCGTAGGTGATGGAGCTGACGCACTCCAAGGTGCAAGTGTAGGAAGTGTTGTCTTCCGTTCCTGCGCTCAACTCCAAAGAGGTGATGTATGCGTCGAACGTGATCTCCATGTCGCCAATAATCTCCGTGCTTCCGTCCCAATCGTAAGACGTTACTTTCACGTTCTGCTTCGTTCCTGCGAGAAAGTCCGCCATGAGTTCGTCAAAGCCGTTGGTTGCGTCGTTGGCGTAGTACGCCGTAAAGTTCACTGTGAGAGACTTCAAGCCAGGAAGCAGGGCGCGGTATCCGCCGTTATTCTTGGTCGTGGTGTCGCGTGTTTCAGTAGAGATAGAGACGCTCAAGTCAGTCACGTTGTCTGCAACGGCAAGCGTGCCGCCAGCGCTGTCGAACATGACCGTATACTGTGAGCCATTAATAATGCCTGTCGTAGCCATCGTTATTCGTTGTTAGGGGTTTTTTTGCGGTCTGAGATGATGAGGTTGATGAGTACGTCAAGATACCCAAATACCTTGTTGTCTTGTTCGGTTGGGGTGAGGTTTACCACCACTTTAACCAGGGCCAGCAACGCGAGCGTCAGCTCTGCCCAATTCTCTAGGATGAAGTCCATTATCGTTTGATTCTAATTGTGTAGTCTTGAATTGATACGTATGTCTTACGATCTGCACTCACCTCCGTCACTTCGTTTGTGTAGTGGCAGGACTGTACTACGACGTCACCTTCTGCAACGCTTACGGTCTTAGACTTCCTGTCCATAGCAGCACGTACCTTGTCCGCCAAGTCGTTTGCTGCTGAATACGTTGAGGCCACGCTGTAAAGCTCTACTTGTGCTTCATCAATGGGCGTGCCGTCCTTGGCGTCGCTGGGTGAGTTGCTTACGACGCTGTAGACAAGATAGGGCATAGAGACACCCTCGGGTGCAAGTTCAGGATAGACGCGGATACCTACAAGCGCCGATACTGTAGCGTCGTCCTGCATCATACCTCTTATTGCTAGTCCTACTTTCATCGCATGTAGCGTTTGAACTCCTGCTGCAGAAGTCGGTTCCTCAATTTCTTCATGCGGTTGCTTGTCGCCTTTTGCGTGCGCTCAAATACGCCTTTGTTGCGTCCTGGACCAAAGCCAGAGCCGTTCTCGACGATAGAAGCAAACCAACCGTCTTGACGGTTTACTTTTTTGTTGCTTCCTCGCTTGCCTGTAGTCTTTGGACCAGCTAACGTAATAGCCTTGTTTCTACGACGGAAAGTCTTGATGCTGCGCCGTAGCGTGCCCGGCTTAATGGTTTGACGCAGTTCACCGCTTCGGTAGACCTTGACGTCGACAGGACTGTCTTTGATGTTGGCGCGCAGCGCGACGTTGTACACCTCCGCCACGCGCTCGTCGATGGCGCGCAGCTTGTTGGCGTCTTTCTCGCTCCATTTAGCTAGGTGCTGGATCTTGCGCTCCAACTCTTTCATGCCGTATACCTTTACGCTCATCACTCAGAAATTACGCGTTCGGTAATGAAGTGCAGCTCGTTCTTACGCCCTACCTCCTGAATAGCAAGGATGTTGTAGACGTCGCTGCCGTAGCGGATGGTGTACTTGGGCGTTACCAGTCGGGTCACGCTTGAACTGCGCACGCGCCAGGTCACGCGGTTGATGGTGCTCTCTTGTTCCTGAATAACGCTATTGGCTGCAGACTTGTTGTCCATAGCAGCCCATACGGTAGCGATGTCCGTGCCTGCACCCGTAATCTCGCCATAGGCGTTGGCCGCGACGGAAGGAATCACAAACGTGATGCGACGATCAAGGAAGCCGATGTTCATTGCCGCGTGTCGATGATGCGCTCAGGGTTGAGCAGTGAGTGAACGCCAAGGGGTATGGTCGTGGCAGTCGTACCAGTCACCACGCCACGACGGTTCTCATACCAATGAGCTACGAGCATGCGCACCGCGTGCTTGATGCTGTTTGAAGGTTGCCCCGTAACCTCTGCGGTGATGCTTATGGGCATCGCGTTGTATTCCTGCAGGTCAGGAGTGTCGTGAAAGAAGATGAGGCAAGTATCATCCGTATGAGTTTGGATGTAATACTTGGACGTGTCCAACGTCTGCAAAGTCCCCGACGTGTCGTTGTATTGTACTCTTGTAATTCTTGATACAGGGCCATAAGCCAAGGCAGCTGGTCGCCATCTCTCAAGATAGAAGACAGCACTTGCTAACGAACCTAAGTAACGGTTAGTGTAGTCGCTCACATGAGCCACAGCAGCATCGAGCAACGCCGTGATGGTCGT